ATGGATCAGGTCGTTGTTTTTCAAAAGATGTTTGAGCAAGTGAGAAAAGAGCAAAACTTCTCCTGGTTTTATTCAGAATTAAAACATCACCGTATTGCACATTACATTTATTATCTGGCTACGGATAACATCAGAATTATTACTCACGATGACACGGTTTTGTTATTAAGAGGAACCAGGAACCTGTTAAAAGTTAGTACGACCAAGAACCCTGCTAAAATAAAAGAGGCCGCATTGCTTCATATTTGCGGAAAATCTACATTTCGGGAATACTGTTCAACACTAGCAGGCGCGGGCGTTTTCCGGTGGGTTACTGATGTTAATCATAACAAACGCAGTTACTACGCCATTGATAATACGCTTTTATATATTGAAGATGTAGAAAATAATAAACCATTAATCTAGCTAAAGTTGGATGCTTAAGAAATGCTTCATAATTCAGTAAGGCATTAGCATAATGGGAATAAAAGTACAGAGACTATCCCTATGGATGATAAATACTGTCCTTTTATTGCTACCCATAAATAATCACCATGCCAATACTATCAAATTGATATTTGAAATGTGATCACTTGACTTTCTATACGTTATTTTATAACGGTTAATATATTTATAAAAACAACGGGTGTGCCATACGCCCGTTTCAATACTTAACGCACATGTGTTTTGGTTTAGTCATCATCCAGTTATATGTATTTTAGCCAGGAACAGGTTAAACCTTTCCTATATAACTCAAAAATTGAAACCTTATTCTCATGTCATGCTTATATTCATTATTATCGTTATATAAAAAGGCAACCATAATGTTTAGCAAATTGGCACAAAGTAGCATAAAGGCTATGTTTTAATTACAGGATGTTCAGTCATTTGAATGTATAACATTATAGCTAAACAAATCTAAAACGAAGTGAATAATTTATTGTTTTCACTAAATCTCATTTTGTTTAACATCCATTGAGATTCCTTGCTTTAAATTTTGTTTTATATAAGCAATCGTTTTAATTAATTTATTTTTTGAAGGGGTAATATACTCATATGCAAAATAAAGAAATGAACATCCAAATGAACTATATTAAATACCGTGGGATAAGACATAACAAATGAAGTGGATAGTAATTGACACGATAATTCAACCTTCATGCGGCATATCTTTTTCAGCCATATGGGGTAATATGAAAATGATCATCTGGTATCAATCTACTATATTTCTCCCTCCTGGCAGTATATTTACACCGGTTAAATCTGGAATTATCCTTAAAGATAAAGAATATCCTATTACTATTTATAACATCGCACCATTCAACAAGGATTTATGGAGTCTACTCAAAAGCAGTCAAGAGTGTCCTCCAGGAGAAAGCAAAATAACAAATAAATGTTTGCATAATAGTTGCATTATAAAAATATGCCCATATGGGCTCAAGTAAAGGGTTTTATATAAATATGCTCGATATGCTATTAATAATACCTACATAAATAAAACAACGGGCGTGTTATACGCCCGTTGCAATATTAAACACATGTAGTGATTACATGTTCTTGATGATCGCATCACCAAATTCTGAACATTTCAGCAGTTTAGCGCCTTCCATCAGACGCTCGAAGTCATAGGTTACGGTCTTCGCATTGATTGCGCCTTCCATACCTTTAACAATCAGGTCTGCGGCTTCAGTCCAGCCCATATGGCGTAACAGTATATAAAAACATTAAGTTCAAGTCATTGATATTTAATGATAAAAATTATTTTATTGTTTTTTTATTAGCCAAAATCAACTTTATTCAACCGTTTGATTTCATTGACGTTCGTTTTTATTTTGGGGAAAGGTTTTCTCTACCATTTATATCCAAATTACAAGTCTACATTTTATTAACACCTCAATACATGTGAGGCCTTGCAGACCTTTGTGAGACCTTATGTGTCTCTGTTTTGTCCCAACTTATGTTAAGAGGCACATAATTAAAAATAAGATAACGATGCCGCCAAGCAGTGCAAAACCTTGTTTACTCCACGACTGTCTGCCCCATTATCTGCATACATAATTATCTTCCATAACTGAGATAAATGTCGGTTATGAGCGAACAACAGACGTTTATTTTATGATGGCTGTGTCTATACATTAAACATAACATCCATTACCGGCACCGCTTATTATTTGCTATCTGATATTGTCACTAAAAAATAGGCATTCCCCGATATAATAATTACAAAGAAGCTTTTGGTGCTGGCAATCGGTATACCTAATAGTGGACTGCGACTTTCCGGGCTCGACAAGGATATATCAATGTATGAGCAGGAAAATTAGACCGTGGTGCGTCATATGATGACTAAGCACGGATAACAGCTACTTAATTGAAACTAATGATTATATTACAGCCAGTGCCTTATAGGATGGTTAGTCATCAACCGCGACTCCTGCACAATCATGGGCTATTGCCAGCAATTGTTTTTTAATTGCTTTAGCATCTACCGTCATATCTACTGTAGCAAAATGGATCTTATGTCCCTGAGTGACAACATACTCATTAAGCATATAGCCAACAGCTGGATGAAGTAGAAGACCAGCGGCATTGAGCGAAAGCGGATCCGTCTTGTTCTCCTGTGTTCTAAGGTAGGTATATAGCTGATAAATATAGCCATTACGTAGTGATTGCTCCCGATGCCAACCCTTTGTCAGAATCGAATTAAATTTGGTATCGATAATAATACGCCGCTGGGCAGTCTTGTGTTCCAGAATAATGTCTGACTTCATTGTCGGGAAAATCTCTGCACTACCTGCACTTTGATCGCTCAACGCCCATTTCAGCTCTTTCCCTGCAGAGACCTGCCAAGTTGTTTTGGCAAGGTGTACACGATATAAGCCAGCGATACCTTTTTCAAATAGTCTTCTCATCCAGTAAAGGTTATTTGAGGGCGCAGGTAAAAGATATTGGCCTTGATCTTCGGTCGGCATCAGCAGTTCAAAAGCTAATCGTGCGGCATCGACCATCGGTTTATCTGCGGCATCATGGCGTCCAAAACGCCACACTGAGGGTAATTCGTGGGGGGCAGGATATCCTCCATTTATCCCCTCACGGCGAAGTGATATTGCCATAAAATGGCAATCTGCCGCCAAAGACGGTTTCACTATGATTGAGGCCAGACGTTCTAACGCACAGCGAACATAGCGATTTCGGGGGGTGTTGAGGGTTATGTCTTGAAAATGGCAGGCAACCTGTCCCCGTTCCAGTAGTTGATGACTGGCAGTATACAGTATGTCAATGCGCCCTCTCACCCGGTTCAGGGCCGCATGACAAGTTTGGTATCCCATATTTAAATTGCGACGTCGGCGCAGCGTAATCTCATGAAGGAGGATTGTCGCCACCAGGTCGGGGATTTCTGCTGGGTTATCTTCTACTGCGATCTGATTGCGCCCTAACTGACGAAACAGATCTGAAGCGTACAGCATCAGCATCCAGATATTTCGCATGGGAATACGTGATGCTGTATGTTGCTCACTCCCGGTTATTGTCGTCATTTTGCTAATAACACTTTTCTGGCTTCATCGACTTTATTTGGAGCATCGAACCAATATTCGGCGAGCAAAGGGCAGATCTCTGTATCAACGACTTGTTCATACCAAGCCTGGGCATCGTTGATTTTTTGGCCGATAGCTGGGGTGACATAGCTGTGACCGATACAAAACTGTGGTCCTAAGGTAACATCTTTTGCCAGCATATCGTTAAGTACCGTCAGTCGAGATTTGATGAATGCTAACATGTCAAAATCAATTGCGTAATTATAATTTACCCAGTTTCTCCACGCGTCATTAAAAGCTGGCTTTAGATCGATAAACGCGAAACGACGGCGCAGCGCTAGGTCAAGTAGTGCGAGTGAGCGGTCTGCAATATTCATCGTACCGATGATATATAGATTCTCAGGAATGTATATTTTTTCATCATCATTTTTAGGATAGGAAAGAGATAATGCCTCAGTCGGCGTGCGTTTATCTGCTTCCATCAACGTGAGTGTTTCACCGAAGATTTGCGCCGGATTGCCACGATTAATCTCTTCAATTATCACCACATATTTCGAGGTAGGATTATTGACTGCAGTTTTGATTGCATTTACAAAAGGTCCATCAATTAGCGTCAATTGCCCTTCTTTACCTGGACGCCAGCCGCGAATAAAGTCTTCGTAAGAGAGGTTCGGGTGAAATTGCACCGCGCTAATACGCTCAGGTGCTTTTTCTCCCATCAAGCAGTACGCCAAACGTCGCGCTAACCAGGTTTTTCCAGTTCCGGGTGGTCCTTGTAATATCAGGTTTTTCTTGTCGATCAGGCGCTGAAGTGTGAGTTGGATCTTAGCCTCTTCCAAGAAACAGCCATCCTGCACCAGATGACTGATGTCATAAGGAACGTGAGTGAGTTTTGGCAACGGCGCACTCTCTTCGACAGTTTCCTCAGTTATCGTCTGGGATTCGTTTTTCTCAAAATTCAGGTATTCATAATTTCCGGACTCAAGGGACTTTAACTCATCATCATTGCATAGTTTCTGTAGATAAAAGTAGATTGAGCTTGTAACTGTTTTGCTCTCAGGATGCTCTACCTTGAATACGTCCAAGTAGTTTTCTTCCAACTCCGAAGCAGTGAAATAAGGGCCATTTTTTTTCAGGCATAACGCCTTAATTTTATTCAGTAAAGAGGCTTTCCACGTTCTATTTGCCACCTCATCTTTAGACTGGCTAAGATCTGTATTCCACGCTGATAAAGAAAGTTCTGGGAAAGAATGAACCGGATAGTTTGGTTGGGTAAAGACCTCGTTCAGCGCCCGCATAAGACTCAGGTAACTTTGTCCACTACAGCGACCTTTTGCCCCGTTTTTAATGATCTTAATGTTTAACACTGTCTGAATGTAATACTGCGACTGGCTATCTAAAGTAGGGTAGAACCAAGGACGGGTCCAGTACAACCCCATGGTGAGATTCCAACCGACATTCATTACTGTAGAAGCGATGTCATATGCGGCAGTGAAGTCTGCAGAGTTAGTATTCTGGTTATCCGCAAAGGTCATTGCCTGCGAGAACATTTCCCACAAGCATTCAATGTCATTAGGGTCGCGTGACTTTTCATAACCAAAGAACCAAGATTTTTGGTTATTCAACAGCGGGATTCCGGCAAAGGAGTCAGGAATCGGTTCGTTCACGCCCAACAAATTCGCTAGCTTGGCAGCAATAATTTTGCGATTGCTGTCGGTCAAGTTACGATTGAACAAGCCCATAGTAGTAAACGGACAAATGTCTTTTAAGGGAAAGATCTCTCCCATAATAGATTTGTCCTGCAGATGGGACATTCCTTCCACACCTGAGGCAATTAGATGAATACCTTTGACTAATTCATCTCTACGATTTCGCCAAGTCAGTAACGCGTTGGCAAAAGCCTCATAAAAACTAGCCCAAGCAAATTTGCCATCATGTTCTGCTGTATCCACGGGAACTCCATTATACTTGTTGAGCAATGATAATTTATCTGTGTGAGTTTTAACATATTACTATCAGTTATAGAAAAATTTAACTACCCGATACAGAGAGCGGCATGCTGAATTTGACCTGACTTGCTTCCAACTAATTAAAATCAACTTATTTATCAATTGGTTATTTTGGCGCATAGCGGTCATCAAGGGAATATCGCGTTGTCATAAGGTGTCGAGGCTCGGAGGTTCAAATCCTCTCATGCAAAAAATAAATAAAATTAATGACGGTTGGAAATTATTCAATACATACACTCTCGAAAGTGCATCAGCCAACCGCAGCACGTCTTGCATACGGCGTGTCTGCAGTTTTATATAATCCTGGCTGGAAACCTCTTATACAAAGTCGATACACCAATATCATAGATGATCGCCACCTTCTGACGCGGGACTTTTGATGCAATTAATCGCCCGGCCTGCGCCCATTGTTCTGATGTAAGTTTAGGACGACGTCCACCAATTCCTCCCTGTGCGCGAGCATCTTCCAGTCCAACTTTTGTTCAGTCATCAATCAGTTCACGCTTCATTTCAACCAGGGCTCCATCACATGGAAAAATAAAAAAAACCATCGATGTTGACGTGTCAATGTTACCTGTCAGGCTACGGAAATCCCCCCCCCTTACCCGCAGCTACTCGGTAAGTATAATAAGATGTTTCCTGCTCCTTCCTAACCTGTCCAGTTTCCAGACAATTAAAGTATCACCTTATATAAGAGACTGCAGAGCGCACTTTAACCTAGGTCGTTCTGAAATAGTTGCAGATTCGATTAATCAACGATTATACTCCCCGGCACTCCAGAGGATCTGGTAAACATAAAGTCAGAGCTTGGGTATACTGGCACACAAATGGCAGATCTTGCAGGTGCAGCCAGTCATAGCCAGTGGCGAAAATACACGAGTGGTTCTGAGCCCCGCGCCATGTCATCACATATCTTGTTTTTTTATTGCTACCAATCTGACTTTGAGTACTAATGAGCTAGATAGAATTGTTTGTAAAATAAAAAAAATTGGAACAGTGATTATATAAAAATGAAGAAGGTAAAATCAATTCACTATTTGCGAGGTGTAGCAGCATTACTCGTTGTTGCATATCACAATAAACAATACCTAAATGAAGTTTACGCACAAAAAGATCTAGGTGATTTATTGTTTATTAGTGGTGGTTTTGGGGTTGATCTGTTTTTTATTATAAGTGGATTTATAATAATGTTATCGAGTCAAAAAAAAGAAACAAATTCCCCTATTAACTTTATGACCAGGCGTTTTTTCAGGATTTACCCTGTATTTTTCATTTGCACAATCTTATTCTTTTTATTGAACCCAGTCTTCACCGAAAGTGAATTATTGCGTTCATTGTTTCTGCTTCACCTGGACTATTATTCAGAAGCGCCATTCTTCGGATACAACGTGCTTTATCCAGCATGGACATTAACCTTTGAAGTCTATTTTTATTTCATTTTTATGCTTGCAATATCGCTGAGTCATAAAAACAGATTATTAATATCAGTTATTGCATTGATAGTCCCGCTACTTCTCATACAGTTGAAATTTTCCAACAGCCTTTCTCTATCAAGTAAGTTTACGATTGGTGATACAGGTCATTGGCATATTGGCTTTCTAAACTTAATGTCATCACCCATGCTGTTAGAATTCGTTTATGGGATGTTTCTGTATATAATACACAGAAAATTTAAATATATAAAAAACGCAAAGGCGATATCATTCCTTTTGGTTTCATTTGGTGTTTGCTCATATTTTTATCAATTCAGATTTGGTCATGGCCCTTTAAACTTCGGATTGTGGGCAGCCTCCATAATTACGGGAGTTTTACTTTATGAAGTTAACTTCGGATTAAGGGAAAATAAAATACTCAGTAAGCTAGGTGATATCTCTTACTCTCTGTATTTATCCCATGCGATAGTAATGCTATTTTTAATTAATTTTAAGGATTTCATTCCGCTTTATGAAAAACCTGGGTTCTCTAAGTTTTCATTCATTATTGCTCTTAGCTTGTTCTTATCATTCTTTATTTATAAATATATTGAAACTCCATTCATTAATATCGGAAAAACAATATCCAAAAGACTTTCAAAACCAACATTAACTTATAGCGAATGGTACTCACAAGAGCAAGTGGCGCAATAGTAAAAATCTGTTGCGCCCACATTATAAATCGCTCTCCAATAGCAAAGTATCTTAGTGACTAAGCATTACCTAAGTTATCACTATAAACACAAAATACTACGCGGAGCGGAATAGTGCTCTCCTTTTGACCAGCTATTGCATGGTAAATAGTGGGGCTGTTTTTCTATTTGACCGAGCTGTATCTGCCCCTCGATATGTTGCCCTCACGCAATATTCCAAATGTCAGTAAAACGGCAGGTGTAGCGGTATTATGCGCAGCTATTTAGGAGTTGCTGGGCTATCGCTTCGAAGGTGGAGGCCAGACGGGGTTTACTGTATCAACACGGTTCAGCAATACCCGATATGTTTTCCATGCGGCCAGAAACGCTTTCTCTTCCTCCGTTGCGATCTCCAGCTCAGCAACAGTCTGAACGTACCAGGAACAGCCTCCTTCAGGGCTTGAAGGATATCAATGTTCGCTTCCTGTTAACTGCCGGACAAGTGCAACCAGTTCGCTTACCTGATTTTCCAGAGTGCTGATCCGGGTGCCTGCTGTTGCCAGATTTTGACGTAGCGTTGTGTTTTCCTCTTCCAGCGCGGTAACGCGATCATCTGTTTCACGGGCGACCTGAACAAGTAAACCCGTCACGGCGGAGTAGTCAACATTAAGATAGCGAGTTTCTTCGCGTAGCTCGTTGCCGTCAACGGTCGGACCTTGCAACTCTTCACCATAATGAGTAAACGATCCCACAGCTTCTGGTATCGCCTCCATTACTTCCTGTGCAATAACGCCAGCATAAGGCATCCCGTTTTCCTTGAGCGTGTAGGTGTATCCGTTCATTTTACGGATTGCTTTCGTCGCGTCGCTGATAACGAGAATATCGTCTTTAAGGTCGCGGTCTGATGACTGATTCAGCGTTGTGCAATTAATAGCGCCATTTACATCAAACAACTGGCCTGCTGACGTTTTTTGCGCATAAAACAGATACGCAGCAGACGTTCCAACCTCAAAAACGTTTTGTCGAGTACTGGAACCCCACACCCTGACAGAAAACGGTAGTTCTGCATTACCTGAGTTCTGTAAAACAAAACGATTACCAGTCCCTGATTGCTTTGTAAGGGTTAAATCAACGGTTGAGTTAACCTCATTCTTGTTGATAGTGAGCGTCTGCGCTGTAGCCCCGTTAACAGCACCTGTTTTGAGTTGAACCGCGCCGTCATTACCATTTAGCAGTATCTCAGCTCCGCTAAAGAAATTTTTTAGCGACAGCATCTTACTTACGCCGACTGATGAACCCAACGCCCACGCGAGAGAATTACCGGTGCTATCAAACCCACGTACAAAGCAATCCATTTTGCTATAGTCTGACGTGCTTCCAAGGACATCAATTCGCCCTCCGCCAGATTTTACCGGGTTAGATGTGGTTAATGACCTGACAGCAAGATCGGTAGATGAATTGAGATCGTCTACTGTTAATAGTCGTTTCCATCCCTTATCAACCCCAGCCTCAAAGCTTCTTGCCCAAAATTTGGAGTTGCGACCGGCGAATTGTGTGACGTAATTACCGCTAAATTGAGCATGGAACCCGCCAACAACCATTGTTCCGTCAGGACCGCCTGCGCTCCCTGCTATTGGCTTAAACTTATTTACATTCTCTGTATGTTGAGTGCTCCAGTTTTGCCCTGTGTGAACAACCAATCCCTGATAAGAACTGAAGGTACCATCAAGGTTAAAATTAAAGAACTTGCTGTTCCCTGAATTATTTATGTCCCTGACAACAATTTCACCTTGCCCGTTACCAGCCCTTAGTTCAGTTTGATCGACAACCGGACCTCCTTCGGATTGTAATCCTTGAGAAACAAATGTTCTGTTTGAAACATCCGTACCGTACGCGGTGAAAGATTTTGTTGCTTTAACCTCGCCATTGTTCATAAATACTGGAGCGGTTAAGACAAAATTCTTATCAAGAACCATCCCGTTTGTTAATGCGACATTATAGGCGTATCCTTGCCGGAACGGCAGGTTGCTATAAAACCCGCTTTCACCGCCAGTGAAATCGAGAGCATTTTTAACAGCGTTCTCGGCGTTACCCTCTGTTGACGTTGATACACCAAATTTATATTTAACGCCGCTTGTGCCGATTATATAATCTTCTGTTGGTACAATGACTCGTGCTTTATAGCCTGTTTGCAATAATATCGGGAAAGCGGCTTTATGGATATAGAACGCTACATATTGCGGATAGTCTTTCTGCGATACTTTAAGGCAAAGTATCCCTAGCTCATTTTTGTCATAGGCAACAAATGAGCCGCAAGCTATATCTCTGGAGTCACTCCAGCCACCGCATCGAAAATATCCACTAAATGTATTGCTATTAAGCGGGTCTGATGATGAACGTCCTGCTGTTTTTATATCAATAGGACATGTCAGGTTGCCGTAACCTTCCATTGCGGATGTGTCTATTATGACAGGGTAGTATTTGCCATCCACTGCACCACCAGGTGCATTAATGGTCATCGCTTTTGTTAACCCACCCTCAGGGATTTGCAAATTAGTTTTGGCGTCATCAAGGCTATTTGCGCCAGTGCCACCATGAGAAACATCAAGTGGTATCCATTTTTTTGTGTGTCGCTGTAACACCCCCATGTTGATCCGGTTAAACCCAGGCGCATGGATTTATCATGGTTATATAACCATGTTTCGCTATTCCATTGGTCAAGACGGTCCACTTCATTTTTGCGAGCGTGGCGTGTCCATTGCGGGCCTGTTGTCGGACTCCAGCGATAGGTATAAAGCGAGCGAGTAGTCCATCCCTGAAATACACCTGTATACGCTGGAGTTCCATCTACCTGACTAATAAACCCCGTAAGACTGCTTTCACCGGATGCAATAGACGGGAAACCTGTTGCATCAGCCATGATGCGCATAAAGCCAATATAACCTGATGGATTTCCTGAGATGTCAGAGCAATCACGCGGTGATGATCCCAAACCGATGTTAGTACCAACAATACCCTGGGCCTGGTTGCGATAATTAAGTGCGTCCGCCGCAGATTTCGCCGCGTTTGTTTCACTGGATTTAGCATTAGTTTCGCTGGCTTTAGCGTTTGTTTCGCTGCTCTTTGCTGCTGCCTCGCTATTTTTCGCGTTGGTTTCTGATTTTTTGGCTGCTGTCGCGGAGTTTGCCGATGCAGTTTGTGAGTCTGCTGCCGCCTGTGCGCTGTTATCCGCATTCGTCTCAGACGTTTTTGCGGCCTTCGCGGAATTTCCTGCCGCCGTTGCCGAGGAAGCTGCACTACTGGCACTTGATGATGCGTTCGTTTCTGATGATTTCGCTACCTCTTTTGAGGCCGCCGCATCCCGGGCTGAGGTGGCAGCTTCTGACGCTTTCGTGGTCGCGGTGGATGCAGAAGTAGCTGCAGATTTTTGTGACACTGCAGCATTCGTTTCTGACGTTTTCGCCGCACCGGCACTGGTGGCCGCCGCGCTTTTTGAGGACTCTGCAGCGGCAGCACTTTTTGATGCTTCAGTGGCCTTTGTTGATGCCGTTCCTGCGCTGGAAGACGCTGACTGAGCCGACGAAGCGGCCTGTCCGGCTGACGTGCTGGCTGCGCGTGCTGAGCCTGCAGCATCAGTCGCATGGGTTGCCGCCTCACGGGCTGATGTGCCGGCATCGCTGGCTGACTTCTTCGCGGCTGCCGTGTTCTGTGCCACTGCGGACGCGTTACGCGCCACCTCTTCCACCATCAGTTCAAAACGGCGCAGTGCCTCCGGACGGGCATCATCCTCCGTCATGGCACCGAGAAAATCATTCAGCGTACCGGGTTGAGAATCTTCATACACGGTGATGGTCCCGGCATGTGACGGCGGGAATCCTTCCACCAACAGAATAACGCTGTACTGACCGTACTCAACGTCCATGCTGTAACGCCCGGCTTCATCCGGATTTTCTGAGGCCAGCGTGTTCACCACCACCGTGGTGCTGTTACGTTTTGCTTTCAGCTGGATTGTGCAGTTCTGTACCGGTTTACCTGCACCGTCTTTCAGTACACCTGAAATCTTTACTGCCATATTCACCCCACAAAAAAGCCCGCCTGAACCGGCGGGCTGTCATAACACTGTGTTACCTGGCTAATCAGAACTTATAACCGACACCCACGATGAACCCGTCAGTGCGCCAGTTGCCACTGCCGGAGCCTTCATAAGCGACATCAACGGCCACGGATTCGGTCGGGTTAAACTGCACGCCAGCTCCCCACGCCAGAGAGGTGTTACTGTGGCGAGCGTCATCACTTCCGGTCAGCACGTCGTGCGTTTTTCCCTTGTTGTCAGTTACGCGGAGATAATCCCCGGAAAAAGTCGACACACGGCTGTAAGCCACGCCTGCCATCGCATACGCGCTGAACCATTCATTCACGCGTACAGACGGCCCCGCCATCACGCTGAACCAGCGGTTACGCACGGAATCTTCATGCCAGCGGGTATCGCTGTAACGGGTAAGCTGGCGATTCTTGTCTCCTGCATAGCTGAACGACGTCACCATCCCCAGTGTGTCCGTAAACTCATAACGGTATTTCACGTTAATCCCGTTCAGATCATCACTGCCGGGAACGTTCGTCCGGGCATGAAGATACCCCGCGCTCAGCGTGGACTGATGTTCAGACGCCCATACAGGCGCACCGGATACCAGTCCCGGAATTTGTGAGAGATAGACTTTCTCCGTGGTGAAGGGATAGCTCTCACGGAAAAAGAGACGCAGAAACAGCGGATCAAACTTAAATTTCTGCTCATTTGCCGCCAGCAGCTGGGCGGTTGTGTACATCGACATAAAAAAATCCCGTAAAAAAAGCCGCACAGGCGGCCTTTAGTGATGAAGGGTAAGGTTAAACGATGCTGATTGCCGTTCCGGCAAACGCGGTCCGTTTTTTCGTCTCGTCGCTGGCAGCCTCCGGCCAGAGCACATCCTCATAACGGAACGTGCCGGACTTGTAGAACGTCAGCGTGGTGCTGGTCTGGTCAGCATCAACCGCCAGAATGCCAACGGCAGTACCGTCGGTGGTGCCATCCCACGCAACCAGCTTACGGGTGGAGGTGTCCAGCATCAGCGGGGTCATTGCAGGCGCTTTCGCACTCAATCCGCCGGGCGCGGTTGCCGTATGTGCCGGGTCACTGTTGCCCAGCGGCTGGTAATGGGTAAAGGTTTCTTTGCTCGTCATAAACATCCCTTACACTGGTGTGTTCAGCAAATCGTTAACGGCATCAGATGCCGGGTTACCTGCAGCCAGCGGTGCCGGTGCCCCCTGCATCAGACGATCCAGCGCAGTGTCACTGCGCGCCTGTGCACTCTGTGGTGCTGCAGCCAGAATACGGCGGGCCGTTTCCACGGTCATACCGGGGGTTTCGGCCAGCACGCGTGCCTGTTCTTCGCGTCCGTGAGCCTCCTCACAGTTGAGGATCCCCATAATGCGACTGTTTTCTGCCGCAACCGCTGCGGTGATCTGCGCGTTCACGTCCGGCTGCGCAGCGCTGGCGTTCTCGCCCTCCGTCGCTTGCACCACGCCAGTAACGTCAGCCTGCGAAGCAGTGGCTGAAACAGTTGTTGATTGAGTCTCTTTGGTCATTCGCCCTCCTGAGAGACGGGATTTACGTGCATCCAGTGCATCACGCATGACGGTGATCGCATCGGTACTGTTAACAAGTTCATCAGCCAGTCCGGCATCAATGGCCTCCTGACCGCTGTACACTGCAGCCTCGGTATCCAGCACAGCCTGCACGGACAGGCCGGTATATGCCGACACCTTCTGTGCAAACATCCGGCGGGTTGCATCCATCCGGGACTGCAGTGTTTCCCGGACATCATCCGGTAGATGGCTGTAGGGGTTGCCATCCACCTTATGGCTGCCGCTGTAAATCAGCGTGATTTCCACGCCCTGTTTCTCCAGCGCAGCACCGTAATTACTGTGAGCCATCATGACGCCGATGGAGCCTGTCCGGGCGGTCTGCGTGACCAGACGCCGGGAGGCGGCGCTGGCAAGCAGCTGACCTGCACTGCAGTTCATGTCGTTGGCCAGCGCCCATACCGGTTTTATGTCTCGCACACGGGCGATGATGTCAGCACAGTCAAATGCTCCCGCCACCATCCCGCCCGGTGTGTCCATATCCAGCAGAATGCCGTCCACCATCGGATCGCTGGCAGCCTGTTGCAGACGGGCGATAATGCCGTTGTAACCGGTCATTCCCGAATACGGCTGCAGCGCCCGCGTCCGGCTGACCAGCGTACCGGACACCGGCAGCACGGCGATGCCGTTCATGACCTGATAACTGCGGGCCTGTCGTGGTCCGTCATCATCACCGGATAACGCCAGCGCCGCGGGTGCCTCTCCGGCAGTCAGGCTGTCGCCGGATACTGCATCCGTCAGGCGACTGATCCCAAGCTGGCCTGCAAGCGCACAAAAGAAAACCCGCGCATAGGCGGGTTCAAGCATCAGCGGCTCATTAAAAGCCATGCTGGCAATATGCGGGAGATTACGCAGCTCTGCTGTCACTCTTCTCCTCCTCTGTTGATTGTCGCAGTCCGGATTCAAATGCCGCAGCCGCCCAGGCGGGCGGTTTAAGACCGGCTGCACGGCGCTCCATCGTTTCACGGACCTGCTGGGCAAAAATTTCCTGATAGTCGTCACCGCGTTTCGCGCACTCTTTCTCGTAGGTGCTCAGTCCGGCTTCTATCAGCATCACCGCTTCCTGAACTTCTTTCAGACCATCGATGGCCATACGACCGGAGCCTATCCAGTCGCAGTTCCCCCAGGCACTGCGGGCTTCCTGAAAGCTGAAGCGCGCTTTTGAAGGTAACGTCACCACGCGGCGAACGATGGCCTCTTCCAGCCAGCACAGAAACATCTGGCTCGCCTGACGGGATGCGACGAATTTTCGCCGCCCCATAAAGTACGCCCACGACTCGTTCGCACTGGCCCGTGCCGTGGAGTAGCTCATCTGGGCGTAATTCCGGGAAAGCTGCTCATACGAGACACCCAGCCCGGCAGCGATATACCGCAACAGTGACTGCTCAAACACGGAGTAGCCGTTATCCGTGTCCTGAGCCGTCTGCAGGTTCAGTGAGTCCCCCGGCATCAGGTGCGGCACTTTTGCGCCTCCCAGACGGACCGGTGCTGCGGCGTAATACGCGGCAATTTCACCAATCCAGCCCGTCAGCCTTTCCCGCTGCTCCTGACTGTTCGCGCCCAGAATAAAATCCATCGCTGACTGCGTATCCAGCTCACTTTCAATGGTGGCGGCATACATCGCCTTCACAATGGCGCTCTGCAGCTGCGTGTTCTGCAGCGTGTCGAGCATCTTCATCTGCTCCATTACGCTGTAAAACACATTTGCACCGCGGGTCTGCCCGTCCTCCACGGGTTCAAAAACGTGAATGAGCGAGGCGCGCCCGCCGGGTAATTCACGGGGTATCCATGTCCATTTCTGCGGCATCCAGCCAGGATACCCGTCCTCGCTGACGTAATATCCCAGCGCCGCACCGCTGTCATTAATCTGCACACCGGCACGGCAGTTCCGGCTGTCGCCGGTATTGTTCGGGTTGCTGATGCGCTTCGGGCTGACCATCCGGAACTGTGTCCGGAAAAGCCGCGACGGACTGGTATCCCAGGTGGCCTGAACGAACAGTTCACCGTTAAAGGCGTGCATGGCCACACCTTCCCGAATCATCATGGTAAACGTGCGTTTTCGCTCAACGTCAATGCAGCAGCAGTCATCCTCGGCAAACTCTTTCCATGCCGCTTCAACCTCGCGGGAAAAGGCACGGGCTTCTTCCTCCCCGATGCCCAGATAGCGCCAGCTTGGGCGATGACTGAGCCGGAAAAAAGACCCGACGATATGATCCTGATGCAACTGGATGGCGTTGGCGGCATAGCCGTTATTGCGTACCAGATCGTCTGCGCGGGCATTGCCACGGGTAAAGTTGGGCAGCAGGGCTGCATCCACACTTTCACCCGGTGGGTTCCACGCCCGCAACTGCCCACCAAATCCGCTGCCACCGCCGTGATAACCGGCATATTCACGCAGTGATGTCATGCCGTCCGGCCCCAGAAGGGTGGGAATGGTGGACGTTTTCATACATAAAATCCTGCAGGTCCCCTGCGTCGCTGTGTCATGCCGGTCTGCACTTCCAGCTCCGCAATGTATTTTTTCAGGTCAGACACGGAAGTGGCCGTAAACTCCACTCTCCGTCCGTCTTTCTGTACCGTTGCCACCCGTTTTCCTGTCATCAGGTCATGCAGTGCCGCACGGGCAGCGGCAAGTTCTTCCTGTCGCGTCATTCATCCTCTCCGGATAAGGCACGGGCGTAATCTGCCAGTGTTTTCTTGTTGGTTGCTGCACCATCCTCTTCCTGCAGGCTCGCCAGCAGTGCACTGAGATCCAGCTGCCAGCGGGAAATACTGATGCGCAGCGCCGCCAGCGCATAAACGAAGCAGTCGAGCGCCTCATTGCGTCGCTTTTTGCTGTCCCACAGTATTTTTTTCCTGCCATCCACCCATTTTTCGACCTGCTCTTCAGCAGTCAGCTGCTGCGCTTCGGTCAGATCAAAAATATCCGGGTTATTCGGGAAGTGAACGGCACCGGGAAGCGGTTCATCCCCTTCCGGCGTCAGTGTGAAGCGGTTATAAATCTGCTCTTTCGCGGTATCCGTACCGATTTCGGTAAGGTAAACCCCGTTTTTGTTTCGCTTACGTGGCATGCTGGCCACCGGCTTTCCGTAGACGGATGCCCCTTTAATGGGGATCACCCGGAACAGCCCATGCTTTTTCGAGCGTTCATACACAATAGTCGGGTCAATCCCGCCAATATCCCAGCAGATACGGGATACCGACATTTCTGCACCATTCCGGCGGGTATAGGTTTTATTGATGGCCTCATCCACACGCAGCAGCGTCTGTTCATCATCGTGGCGGCCCATAATAATCTGCCGGTTAATCAGCCAGCTTTCCTCACCCGGCCCCCATCCCCATACGCGCATTTCGTAGCGGTCCAGCTGGGAGTCGATACCGGCGGTCAGGTAAGCCACACGGTCGGGAACGGGCGCTGAATAATGCTCTTTCCGCTCTGCCATCACTTCAGCATCCGGACGTTCACCGATTTTCGCTTCCCACGTCTCACCGAGCGTGGTGTTCACGAAGGTTTTACGTTTTCCCGTATCCCCTTTCGTTTTCATCCAGTCTTTGACAATCTGCACCCAGGTGGTGAACGGGCTGTACGCTGTCCAGATGTGAAAGGTCACACTGTCCGGCGGCTCAATCTCTTCACCGGATGACGAAAACCAGAGAATGCCATCACGGGTCCAGATCCCGGTCTTTTCGCAGATATAACGGGCATCAGTAAAGTCCAGCTCCTGCTGGCGGATGACGCAGGCATTATGCTCGCAGAGATAAAACACGCTGGAGGGGTCATCCGGCGACCATTTGAGGCCAAACGGCGTCTCTTTGTCGCCAAATTTAAGATACTGCTCCTCCCCGCAGTGCGGGCAGGCAACATGAAAACGCATAAAATGCGGGGATTCACTGGCAGCACGCTCAATCTGGCAGGTGCCTCTCACTTTGGGCGTGGAGCCACGGATGGACTTTGGCCAGACCGAGCCTTCAATACGCTTATCGCCTAGGAACGTCGGAGAGCCTTCCTGTTCAATATCATCATCAAAGGCAGCAAGTTCATCATAACCCGCCACATCCACCGACTTTTCACGGTAGTTTTTTGCCGCTTTACCGCCCAGGCACCAGAAGCCACGACCATTGGTAAAACGCTTCATGGTGAGCGTGTTATCCCGGTGCTTTTTGCCATACCACGGTGCCAGCGCCAGCAGCGACGGAATATCACGGATAGTCGGCTCAACGTGGGTTTTCATAAAGTTTTCGGCATCACCATCCGTCGGCAACCAAATAAGGGTGTTGCGCTGCTTATGCTCTATGAAGTAGGCATAAACACCCAACAGCATTTTGGAATAACCGACACGGGCAGATTTCACCACATTCACCTCGCGGATGTAGTCGCTGCCCATCGCATTCATGATGGCCCGCTGAAAGGGCAGTGTTTCCCAGCGCCCTTCCTGGTATGCGGATTCTTTCGGGAGATAGTAATTGGCATCCGCCCATTCAACGGCGGTCTGTGGCTCCGGCCTGAACAGTGAGCGAAGCCCGGCGCGGACAAAATGCCGCAGCCTGTTAACCTGACTGTTCGATATATTCACTCAGCAACCCCGGTATCAGTTCATCCAGCGCGGCTGCTTTGTTCATGGCTTTGATGATATCCCGTTTCAGGAAATCAACATGTCGGTTTTCCAGTTCCGGAAAACGCCGCTGCACCGACAGGGGGATCCCGTCGAGAATACTGGCAATTTCACCTGCGATCCGCGACAGCACGAAAGTACAGAATGCGGTTTCCACCACTTCAGCGGAGTCTCTGGCATTTTTTAGCTCCTGTGCGTCGGCCTGCGCACGCGTAAGTCGATGGCGTTCGTACTCAATAGTCCCTGGCTGGAGATCTGTCTCGCTGGCCTGCAGCAGTTCTTCAACTTCCCGCCGCAGCTTTTCGTTCTCAATTTCAGCATCCCTTTCGGCATACCATTTTATGACGACGGCAGAATCATAAAGCACCTCATTACCCTTGCCACCGCCTCGCAGAACGGGCATTCCCTGCTCCTGCCAGTTCTGAATGGTACGGATGCTCGCGCCGAAAATGTCAGCCAGCTGCTTTTTGTTGACTTCCATTGTTCATTCCACGGACAAAAACAGAAAAAGGAAACGACAGAGGCCAAAAAGCCCGTTTTCAGCATCTGTCGTTTCCTTTCTTTTCAGGGGGTGTTTTAAATAAAAACATTAAGTTACGGCGAAGAAGAACGGAAACGCCTTAAACCGGAAAATTTTCATAAATAGCGAAAACCCGCGAGGTCGCCGCCCCGTAACCTGTCGGATCGCCGGAAAGGACCCGTTGGCCGTTCTGGTCTACTTCGTAATGGGATTTAATAGCTGAACGACAAAAGTCTTGCGACCACAGTCACACAGACCTGAATACACGTCCTGTTTCTTCCACCCCCGCACAGGACTGGCGAGCATGAGGGACACCCCCGCGAACCATAAACGCGGTAAAAACCCGGTGTGCATCGTTTTTGATTATTCCCGCACACTCACGCAGAAGGAATTCCCCGTCGGGCTACGGTCATGGTTAATGCGGGAATACGGCGACGATACAGCGCTGCTAAAAGGGTAATGAACAGATAGAGCGGTTTATTTCATTCCACAGGATTCTGAGTGCCCCCCCTCCTCCAATAGGCTGAGCATCCACCTATATAGTTTTAATTTTCATCAATCCATTTAACTATCGTTTAATTGTTGTCACATAGGATTCTGCCGTTTTTAACAATGCAGGATAATAAGATGAAAAAAATGTTGTTTTCTGCCGCTCTGGCAATGCTTATTACAGGATGTGCTCAACAGACGTTTACTGTTGGAAACAAACCGACAGCAGTAACACCAAAGGAAACCATCACCCATCATTTCTTCGTTTCGGGAATTGGACAGGAGAAAACTGTTGATGCAGCCAAAATTTGTGGCGGCGCAGAAAATGTTGTTAAAACAGAAACCCAGCAAACATTCGTAAATGGATTTCTCGGTTTTATTACTTTAGGCATTTATACTCCGCTGGAAGCGCGTGTGTATTGCTCACAATAATTGCATGAGTTGCCCATCGATATGGGCAGCTCTATCGGCACTGCTCATTAATATACTTCTGGGTTCCTTCCAGTTGTTTTTGCATAGTAATCAGCCTCTCTCTGAGGGTGAAATAATCCCGTTCAGCGGTGTCTGCCAGTCGGGGGGAGGCTGCATTATCCACGCCGGAGGCGGTGGTGGCTTCACGCACTGACTGACAGACTGCTTTGATGTGCAACCGACGACGACCAGCGGCAACATCATCACGCAGAGCATCATTTTCAGCTTTCGCATCAGCTAACTCCTTCGTGTATTTTGCATCGAGCGCAGCAACATCACGCTGACGCATCTGCATGTCAGTAATTGTCGAGTTCGCCAGCTTCAGTTCTCTGGCATTTTTGTCGCGCTGGGCTTTGTAGGTAATGGCGTTATCGTGGTAATGATTAACAGCCCATGACAGGCAGACGATGATGCAGATAACCAGAGCGGAGATAATCGCGGTTACTCTGCTCATACCTCAATCTCTCTGACCGTTCCGCCTGCTTCTTTGAATTTTGCAATCAGGCTGTCAGCCTTATGCTCGAACTGACCATAACCAGCACCCGGCAGTGAAGCCCAGATATTGCTGCAACGGTCAATTGCCTGACGAATATCACCGCGATCAATCATCGGTAAAGCGCCACGCTCTTTAATCTGCTGCAATGCCACAGCGTCCTGGCTTTTGGGGGAGAAGTCTTTCAAACCAAGCTGTTTACGGTAAGCATCCCACCAACGGGAAAGAAGCTGATAACGTCCGGCAGCTGTTGATTTAAGTTTCGGGTTTAGCGTGACAAGTTTGCGAGGATGATCGGAGTAATCAGTAAACAGTTCACCACCAACAATAACATCATAACCGTGGTTACGTGTCGGTTGTCGCCCGTTATCCGTTCCCTCTGACCACGCCAACATATCGAGGAAAGCTTTACGCTGAGGATTAAGATTTTGCATTTTTCACCCCTGTCAGTCGTTCCCAGAAGTACGTCAGTGCAACCGAACCCATCGCACCACTAATCCCCGCTGTCGCGAGAATCATGTAAATACTGAATCCACTTTCGATACTGATCAGGCCACCAATAACACCGGTGAATCCCGATACCACTATCTGAGCCAGAGCATTTATCCAACTCCACGTTGCTTTACTCTGCTTCACATCTATCAGGTAGCGGACCAGACCGCCCCAACCTGCGATGATCAGCAAAACGAGCCAGAACGCTCCGGCAAGGCTCTCTTTTTCGTGCATATGAATAGCCAATGTTTCGCCGCCGACGAAAGGCCGGGACGCTAATGATTAAAAACTTACATGGGAAATATTGTTATAAACAGTCAATTCAAAATAACTAAAAAATCTTATAACCAAGCGAATGGCCTTCAAAAACCAATATATGCAACTTGCATAAAACGATCTTTATCAATGAGTTACATGTATGGTTAAATACTATGCTTTAAGGACTAAGAGTATTACCAGCAGATGACAGAAAAAGATAACATTGGTAAGTTAATTTGGCATATTGCTTGCGATGAATCTGGCATTGATGGACAACGTTTCTACGGCTTTGGCAGTCTGTGGATGAAGTACCAACGCCGTGGGGATTTCTGTCAACTAATCAGAGAACTACGCAGAAAACATGTTTTTTTTGAAGAAATAAAATGGCAAAAAGCCCATTCAAAAAGATACTCTGAATTTTATCTTGAGCTGATCGACTTATTCTTTAGAGTTCCTTGGCTAGCTTTTCATTGTATCGTGGTTGAAAAATCAATAGTAAATAAGGCATTTCATAATGGAGATTATGACCTGGCAAGGAGAAAGCACTTCACAAATCTCATTACCACAAAAATTAGCTCTGTAATTTCTGCACACCCTGAAAGAGACAGTTACTTCAGGATTGAAGTTGATCCTATCGCATCTCGTTATAAAAAGGCTGATGAAGAACTAAATGTTATTGCCAATAACATATTGAATAGAAAATTTGGTCGTAAAGGGATAATCAGCAGTGTAGTGACAAAAGACTCTAAAGCATCTGAAAACATTCAGCTAGCCGATTTTTTCTTAGGTGCGGTTATGTGCGCATATCAAGGAAAAGCTTCATCTGAAGCCAAAATAAGAGTATCAAACTATGTTGCTTCATATTTAGGCTGGGATCACTTGCAATATGATACATGGCACACTGAGAGAAAATTTAATATCTGGTATTTTTATGATAAAACTCGAGGGCCACGAGATATAGAAACTCAAAATGTTAGCTTAAAGTATCCACTTCCCAAAAAGAAATAGACGTCGACCTCTCAGCCGACACGGTTGGAGTCCCAGACCAATTATCGAGTCGAAGTTACCAACTTGGCGGTTATCTTTTGGGAGCCGCCCCTTCATTCCCAAAACCTTTATTGCAGAAAAATCTATATCCTAGAAATTGGATAGTCAACCCTTACTACATCTACGAACAGTTGCACATGCAACATTGGCAGAATATCAGATTTACATGAAATATATGCTTTTTAATCCAGTTTTGCAATACTTTGCTGTGAAAATGTGGTCTTTTGTTTTGAACGTGTTCTCGTTACAAGCAATAAAGCTTCGCTATCAAGCTGTAGAAAAATGTGCTTCATTGCAACCCAGCGTTCAGTGAATGTCTCAGACCAGTTTTTTGATGTCACTCCCACCAGTGATGCCAGTTCCCGGTATTCATAAGTCTCACGCCCAGCCAGCTCGCTCTTCACATCCTGCGCTGCCAACCATATCAGCTTCTTCAGGCGCTCCATGGTCTTGCCTGCCACCCTCTTCGCGCCGAGATACCCCCTGAATTCAGACCACGCCCACTGGGTGATCGCCACCTGGTATTCAAAGCTGATGTTTTCACTGTAACTCCACAGCAACCACGCTTTCTGATGTTCTTCGAGAGACAGAACCGCGCGGCGCCATGAAGATGTTGAGAACTCAACCTGGCTGACCAGTGCAATGGATGAACCTTTTGCGTACGACTGCTTACCGGAAATCGGCGGATTATCCAGCGTAATCATCTTGCCCGTTACCTCATCCAGAATGCGCAGCTTCTTTCGTTTATATGTACCAGTATCAAATTGTGCATGCTCCAGCCAGGCTTCAAGCTGGCCTTTCGTTGCTCCGCTCAAATCAGCAGTAGCCACAATGAGTTGCTCGCGGACATACTGTAAATATTGGGTATTCATGCGGCAGCTCCTTTCAGTGTTTTGGCGTAATTCTTCAGTATCCGGTAATCGGTCAAAACAGAACCGGGGAAACGATATAAGCGCAGGCGTATCCAGCGGTGGCGAATACGTTCTGCCATATAAGACTCAAACATCATTCATTCCCCAGTTCAGTGATGGTCAGTTCCAGCTTCCCACCTTTGGTAACAGGCATCTTCACAACGCGGTAATCAACGACCAGCTCATCATCCAGCCAGAAACCTGCTTTAGTGAGTGCGTCAAAAGCGGCTTTTTGCAGATTATCCAGGTCACGGCGACGGCGATCCGGCATGTGGCACTCAATGCGGATTTTCACAGGCATAGCCAGACCGATATCCAGCATTGAGCCTTTAATGATTCGGGCGACGTTATCACGGTATGCCTGCCCTTCTGCGCTGATGTGCGTGCGCCCGCGATTATGCCTGTAGTAGCGGTTATTGCTCGGCGGCCAGGGTAGTGTGATGTGGTAAGTATTCACGCCTTGATTACCCCCTCTTTCAGCCAGATAACCTGCGTTCTCGCCATACCTTCCAGCGCGCATTCTTTTGCGTACTCAGCATCGACAAAATGCGTGCGGCGGTCGATTTCGTCGTGACAGGCAGAACAGGCAATGGTGGCAATAAGGTCTGGCGGTTTAATACCGGTGCCGCACAATCCAGCCAGCCGGATATGTGCCAGTACAGACGTTTCAGGGTTGCCATTACATACGCCAGGGATTCTTACCTGGCATTCCCGACCACGCGCTGCTTTTCTCAAATCAGCCATGATTCCTCCTTGCTGCCAGTCGCAACCATTTTTTATCAACCAGGCTGGCGGTATATCCGAGCAGTGTTGGTATTTCGGAAGGCTTCAGCTCAGGTTTACGCTTACGACGATTTGGTACTCTGTAAATGTGCCCGTTCATGACACGAATAAGCGGTGTAGCCATTACGCCTCCTGCTTGTCGCGCAGCAGCTCGAACTCGCAGCTCGGCGGAATAGTCAGGTGGCAGCCAATATTCATCGCCCAGGCTTCAACCTTACACAGGAAGACATACATCTCTCCGGTATCAAGATCGGAGGTATGGCGTAACGACTGAATAGTGGTGATTTCACCGGTTACGACATCAACCAGGTCTTTGGTTTCATAACCGAGGTATGTGTGTTTGAGAGCATCTTTTACCCATGCTGCAGTAGCGAACGATTTCCCCCTGCTTATGAGGTATTCACTGATTTCGCTGTACCACATGTGGCTAAGTGCATTCTGGGAAAGACTGCGTCTCTCGCGCCACGGTTTAAGCACCATGCGAAAGCATTTGCCGTCCTCCAGATAAGGCTGGATCTGCTGACCGATAGCGGTGAAGTTACCACGATGCAGTTTGATGCCATCTTGTGGTAGGTTCACGCTTCACCTCCGCAGAGGTCAGGCGCTGGATGCAAAAAATCGCAGGTGCATTTCTGCATCTGTGAAGGGAGAAGAGAGTTTGGATTGTATGTGCGCATAAACGTCCCCGTTTAGCGCAGAAGTCACCGGAGTTGTTCAGGCTCCGATGACATGATTATGGCGAGTTGATTAGTGAAAATCAAAGGCAGATTAATTTAATAATCCTTGGAGAAATCTCACGCACCATCTCAATAGTTGCGCTTGCTCTTGAGAATCAACAAAAAGATAAGCGTCTTTATTTCCGTGGAAAAGGTTATTTCTTATCCTTATAACTATCTTTAATACTGTAGACATGGTGTTTAGATCTGTTGCTGCGTCATTTTGAAGCCCATTAACTATTCCCCGCTTATCTCTCTCTCGACCGAAACAGAGGGCGTCAAGTCTTTCCTGCGCATCCCCGTTCAAAATGTATCTCTGCTTAAAATCGTGAAAAAGTTCGTTGGGCACCTTTATCCCGGCGTCAAGTAACGTTCGAGCATAATTTAAACTGTCTTCCCCCTTAGCAAAGCCACCAAAAAAACTTTGTTCGACCCTAGGAAAAATCATGCTGAATTGAAGATAAACATCAATCAGTTCATCAGATGGAGGCTCCGATAAATTAAGTAACCGCTGCAGTCCTTCTGCACTTATCATTTTTCACCTTCCTGCTTAAGATGTCGAGGGGCGGATGCCTTGGGCAGAGCGATGTCTGCTCACGCATCACCGCTTCCGCTATAACCGACATATTCATCCACTCTTTGAACGCTACGCCGATGGCAGCCAATTCAACGTTTACTTTGTCGCCTTCGTCCTAGATTTTGGCTGCTATGTTAAAGTCTGAAATATCGGTATCAAGTCAATAAGTTGCATAATTTATAAAAAATCCGCCAAAGCGGGGTTGCAGAACTGTCACGACCGAGAGAGGAACAACAGCCACATTAAAAAAGCGATAAGCTTTGCCCTGAATCCATCGGTGGTGGAGAGAAAGTGACATCACGTATTTGCTCCCCGAGCAGAAGAAACCTATCCAAGGGTAGCGGCGGTATCGTAGCAAACCCTGCAGGCCCCTTCTTTCTTGCAATATCTCTCGCATCCATAAGGATACGACCTAACACGTTCATGCCATAAAAGTTACCTTCGGAGTCCTTACTAGCCCCCCAAAATTGGTCCTTCTCTGAGTGCTCAACAATGTCATGATCTCCTGTGCTATCCAATAGCGCGAAGAACGATTCCCAGTTCTGGCAAAGCTTAACGCAGACACACCATTTCATTACCGAAACTCGATTTTTTTCCCAACCAGTACGGGTTTTGGCCTCGAAGGTTCTGGCGGTTTGTTTAGCTTCGTAAGGGTTGGCTTGGGTAATAATAACCCTTTGGATATCTGGATAGTCTGGATATCGGCATGCTTGGTAAAGAATTTCACTCGATTGAATGGGTATACCATTAACGAAGAGCGGATATCCTTTGGCCATGTTGGAAAGACCACCCCATTTCTCGGTGGTTTTCCTGAAAGAAACTGTGTTGTGAAACAGGTATAGTCTATAGCTCATGATCACCGATTATACACATTACGCTTCATAAGTGGATACCAGCAATCCAGAGCTCTATTTCCTGTTCGAAGATAAGTTCCCCACCAGTACGCGAGAGGGGTATTATTTGGGCAGTTTCTGAAAGTAAAGATAGTTCCGCCAAACCCAACACCATTGAAAGTTGAAAAGCCTAAGGGCTTTATGACAGCAGAGGGATTTTGACTATGACCAAGGATATCAAACCCAACTTTTGTCAGAATAGTTTCAAAACGATCACGTCTCTGCTCATCAGGAAAAATTTTATTCGCGACGTAACCGTTTCGATATGTTCCTAAATAATGTATTTGACCGTCAGCCCATTCAGGTATTGATACACTTTGCGCTTTTGGCCATAAAACCTCCGAATTCGAACTATTTCGGAGTTTATTTTCAACAAATACAAACTCACCTCCACCAACGCCAACTGAAATATTTCTGCCCGCAAATCTTCGTTCAAGTTGGTCTTTTATCTTCCATGTTGAATATGTGTGCCCACCTAAAAAGTACACCAATATTGTAATATTTTGGAGTTTAAAGTGCTCAATAAACCAAATTAAATCATTGATTGCCTTAGCTCCGGAGAATAAAACATCGTCAACGTAAATAAATTCACGGAATGAACTAACTCTTTGACGTTGTGAAAGTCTGGTCACAACGTTGAATTCTTCTACACAATCATCTCGAAGTAAATCCAAAAACTCAGATTGACTGGTACCTTGGTTCTGAATATCGAGAAACGCTGCAGTTTGAAAGAAACTTTCATTTTGCTCATCAGTGGCGATACTACTAATAACCCTGCGATAGTCGTTCTCAGAAAAGTATCCAATCCCCATTAATCGGTCCGTTTCCTCTAAGACAAATCGCCTATCAGTTAACTCAAATTGATTAATCCATCGATTAACATGATCAATGCTCATGCCACCTTGAGGAGGGTTTCGATAGTCATTTAGTTTAGTAGCAATTTGCCCCATAAGATCACGATCTGTAACATTACTGTAACACATGTGGATTCCTGTTCATGCATTGATACGAAAGGGTCAGAATACTCTTAAAATAATTCAGTTAAAGCCTTAAAAGTCATAATGTTAACATGTATCACAAATTGTGATTCTTCTCAGTATCTGAGACGTAAACTGAATCCAAGACCACTAATCTGGCTCAAAAAATTTAGAAAGTTACTCATAATGAATAATTGCCTCTTTGCCCGTCATACACTTGCTCCTTTCAGTCCGAACTTAGCTTTGATTTCTGCGATCTTCGCCAGAGCCTGTGCACGATTTAGAGGTCTACCGCCCATGACAGGAAGTTGTTTTACTGGTTCAGGTATCGCCTCACCACGGTTAATTCGCGCGGTCATACAGGTCAGCTCATCGGCAGCTTTACGCCGTAATTCCGCGTCAGTCAGCGCATTGGCCCGCATGTTCTGGTACAGGTTGGTAACCAACCAGTAGTGCGCGTTTGATTTCCATGGATAAGACTCTGCGTCCGGATACAGGCCACGCTTCCGGCAATACTCGTAAACCATATCAACCAGCTCGCTGGCGTTTGGCAGCCCAGCGGTAACGGATGTTTCTTCCCGGCACCAGGCAACAAACTGCCCGGGTGATGGCAGGAATGGTCGATTCTGCCGACGGGCTACGCGCATTCCTGCGTTAACCTGTTCCATTGTGGTGATCCCGTTTTCCCGGAAAGCCAGAACCCACTGGCGGCGGATTTCGTTCAGTTCGTTCTGATCCCGGTTAGCCAGGCTCGCAGGGAAAGTTGCCAGTAACTGGCTGAACACACCATTGATGATCTGCGCTACCTGCTGTACCTGCGGCTTTTCGTCGTACTGTTCCGGCATATTGTTGGCGATCCGGCGCATCTGCTCACGGTCAAAGTTAACCATCTGTGCGGCGATGTTTTTCATAAATCCACCCCGTAAATCCAGTCAGTGTTCGTCAGGTCGAGTTTTGGTTTGCCGGCTGTCACGCCAGCCTGTTGCTTGTTTCGGTTGATTTCGAGCTGGGTCCACTTGTCGCGGAGTTTGGCCGGACTCAGCACGTTACCGGACCAGAAGTTGTCCTGGCATGCCCAGCGGAACAGCACGCACATGTCGCGGTGGTTACGTCCATCACGTTCACGCATCAGGCGGATATCGTTAGCCCACCCTGCAAAATTCGGTTTTCTGGCTGAGGGCGCGATGGTCTTCACCATGTCAAACATCCACTCTGCGGCGGTCAGGTCTTCTGCTGTCCCCCATTTGCTGCCGCTCTGAATTGCAGCATCTGGTTTCACCACAGGAAGATCGTTTTCTGGTTGGTCAGAGGATTCGCCAGAATTCTCGGACGAAAAAGGTTTTATATTGTCTTTTGTTAGTTTGTCTTTTGTGTTTACCTGATTCGGGTAAACGCCTTTACCTGATTTGGGTAAACTTTTCTTACCTGATTCAGGTAAATTTACCTCTTTCAGGTAAACTTTATTTTTCTTACCTGATTCGGGTAATGTTGCCCATTCACTGACCACATTATTAATACCGATATTCCGCCCGCTCTGAATCAAAATCCCACGCTTTACCAGAACACTTTTTGCAGCAGAACACTTGTGCGGCAATATCCCGGTCAATTCGGACAGTTGCTCGTTGCTCACCCAATCCAGTTTTTTATTAAAGCCATATGTTTTGCGCATGACAGCCAGGAAGACCAGAAGCTGGTGCTGTGTTAATCCGGCCAGCATCACAGCTTCCAGCAACTCATTTGCAATGCGCGTATAACCATCATCGAGATCTGCCACGCGCGGCTCCTTTTGTGCCTCATCCGGCACTGGAAAATTGAATATCTCAGCAGTGTTTGCCATAATTCCTTCCGCAATGAGTGCGTTACGATTTGCACCTGAAAGTCGGCTCTGTTCCCGCAGACCGGCTTTCGCCATTTCTGAACCTGTCATATTGCCCCCAGCATGGTGGTAACCATCGCCATTAATGGACCAGCCAGATCCGGGTCCACACGAAACATCGACACAATACCTTCACTCATTTCCTTCAGTTTCTGGTGGCGTGGTGCGTTGAGAATGACCGCCTGCTTTGCCTCACAGAGTTCCTTTTCCATTTCAGCCAGCCGAGCCATGAAGCTATCCTGCTCAACCAGGTGGCCGCGATATTCCAGCGGTAGTACCGCCAGAATTGCCGGGGTCAGTTCACGCACGTTATTTCGGTATTTTTCAGAATCGAATTTGTTATCGAGGAAGCGGAACAGCTTCTGGCGTGCACGGCTGACATCATCAGGGAAATCGATGGTGCCGCCGCCCTGCTCCCGATACTCATTCACAATGAGTGCGGCAACAACATCCTGATTATCTGCAGCCGACCACGCGCGAACGGCATCACGGATTTTTTCGTGGCCTGGCACCTGTTTTATTTGAGAACGATTTATCACCGCAGTCGGGCTAAATCCGCTAGTCTGTTGGTATGTAAGTGGTTGCATAGTCATTGCCTTATCAGTTAACGCCGCAGTTTAGGCGGCAGAATTACTCGCGTTAAACAATGGTGCAAGGTCGGGACGAATATCTGCTGGTTTAATCTTTCCACCAGTGGCTGAGACAATTTTCATTACATAGCGGGCATCAATTCCGCCACCGTGTAGCCAACGCCAAACAGTGGGCTGGGCTACACCGCATAGATCTGCCAGTCGTTTTTGACTACCTGTAATACTGATTGCGAGTTGAATGGTTTGATTTGTCATTATCAATTCCTATTGGTATTACAATGAATGGATAATAGCAATGCGTATTAATCCAATCAATAGCAAAACGTGTTTTGACCATCAATACGCAAGCGTATAAATTAAAACTTATGAAAAAAGAAACTCTTGCTGATCGCTTAAACCTAGCGATGGAACAATCTGGAATGTCTCAAGGCGCTCTTGCAAAGGCGTCTGGCGTAGCTCAACCCACAATCTGGAGACTGACAAGCGGCAACGCACGCGGCTCAACAAAAATTGTTGAAATAGCTAATGCATTGGGTGTTCGAACAGAGTGGCTCTCATCAGGCATAGGCCCGATGAGAAATGACGGTCAACAATCAGGGAAGCCTGCTGTCAACCATTCCAAATACTTCAAAATTGACGTTCTTGATATAGAAGTCAGTGCTGGGCCGGGTGTCATCAACCGTGAGTTTGTAGAAGTCCTACGCTCGGTTGAGTACTCGTTTGACGATGCTCGTCACATGTTCGATGGCAGGAAGGCAGAAAATATCCGCATCATTAACGTACGCGGTGACAGCATGTCAGGAACGATCGAACCAGGTGATCTTCTGTTCGTTGATATCACTGTTAAATCTTTCGACGGTGATGGTATCTATGCGTTTCTGTACGACGACACAGCCCATGTAAAGCGCCTGCAAATGATGAAGGATAAGCTGCTGGTTATCTCTGATAACAAGAGCTACTCACCGTGGGACCCGATAGAAAAAGACGAAATGAATCGGGTATTTATATTTGGGAAAGTTATTGGGAGCATGCCACAGACATATAGAAAACATGGGTAGATTATTAATGACAGATTTCATCAAGATAACCAGATGATGTTTTGGTGAGACATGCTGACATCCTCATAATTTATAGAATGGATGTTTCAAGCAGAGCTTAAGGTATATGGATATGTCAAAAAAAAATTTTGAATTCAAAAATTACCCAATAGTCTTTATTGGCTCAGGCATTTCAAAAAGATATTTAGAGAACTACCCAACGTGGGAAGAGCTATTAAACGAGTATTGGAAAATAACAAATCCCACAAATGATTTCTATAGTTATCTTTTAACAATAAAAGAATCACATAAAAATAACAGTGATAATGATATCGATCATAAGATTTATACAGAGGCAGCAAGTAAAATTGAAAATGATTACAATCTATTGTTTAGGACTGGCAAATTAAAATTAAATGGACTAGATGCCAAGAGGGTTTTTAGTGAAGATATTTCACCATTTAAATACGCCATATGCCAAAGATTTTCTAATAACACAATCAGAAAGGATGTAAATCTTGATGAATTAGCATCATTTAAAACATTAATAAAAAAGGCCAAGATAATCATCACTACAAATTATGATGCTTTCATAGAAAATTTACTTCAAGAGCAAAATGTAACTCCAAAACTCTATATTGGAAATAATGGTTTTTTCGAAGATACTATTGGCTGGAGTGAGTTATACAAAATACATGGTGATATAAAGGATCCACACTCAATAATCATAAATAAAGATGATTACGAAAAATATGACAACAAATCTATACTCATTAGTGCCAAGATACTATCTAACATGATTAAAAATCCAATAGTTTTTCTTGGATATTCTTTAACTGACAGGAATGTAAAGAAACTTCTTTCTGATTTTTCCTCACAACTACCTAGAGAAGATGGTCGAAAATCAGCTGAAAGAATAATTTTGATTGAATATAAAGAGAATGAACAGGAAGTAGTACCAAAACAGATTACCGATCAACAGCTACAAATTACATATACATCTGTTAAAACAGATAACTATAAACAGATCTATGATGAGATCAGTGCTGTTGATGAAGGGCTCTCACCTTATGATGTTTTAAGGTATCAAAGAGCCATTAAAACACTTATCATTAATGAGGGTGAAAAAGGGCACTTAGATACTCTATTGGTTTCACCTTCTGACTTAGACAGACTTGAAGAAAGTGTTAAACAAGGAAAAAATTTAGTTGTTGCTCTAGGCGATAAAAAGTATGTATTCACACAAGTTAAAGAAATAAATTATCTTGAAGACTACTTATTTAATAAAAATGAAATATCTAATAAATTAGCCATAGATTTCATATTAGGTTCAGTAAACTCATTACAACTTCCATTTTCAAAAACTATAACCTCATGTAATTTGAAAGAGTTAAGTTTGCCAGCTAAATATGTGTTAAAACTAAATCAACGCATTGAACGCCACGGAAAACTAGACGACTTGCTCAATAAAATCACCTTAGATAAAATCAATGCAAATAAAATTTACACCAACATCAAAGATATAAAGGATGCAACGTTCAAAAAGTACAAAGAATTGTCTATAGTCATTAAGAACATAAAAAATATCCCCAAAGAGGAGATTGAAGATTATGTTAAAAAAGAAGCGTTTGTTCAATTCAAGGCATGCGACGTTGACAATTTAAAAACCCAGTATAGGAAACTATTTCTTGCCTACGACTTGTTGATTCATGGAAATGTTGAAAAGATAAATTAAATAAACGCCCCGTACAAAGCGATGGCGGGGCTAATAAGTCATTTATGTATCATTTAGCAACTGACTAAAAAAATACACATAAGAACTCAGACTACCAATATTCGATTAAATTTGCTGCCAACCTACCGAGCTCACCACAACCCGATGCCCCTCTGTCACGAGGCACATTAAAGCTGTACAAATTTCAGCCACACCAATAAGTCTTCATACTCTTTTTTATAAAAATTCATTTAATTATCAATCAGAACAAGTATATCAAACATTATCAATACTAATTGCTATTGACTACACCAATAGCTATTGCTATTGTCATGCTATTGCATCGATGTTGGTATCACAAAATTTATAACTTCACCGTTGCGATGACCGCTTAGATCCGCAGCTTGAATTTCAGCAGGCTCCGGGGAGTGCGAGGGGTGAAGCGGACGCGTGAACGTCGGTGTGACCAGCTGAAATCAACTCAACACTTCATACCTCAGTCGCTTCAACGAGGCGACTTAGTTATGACAACCGGCGGCCATCCACCGCCTGAATACGCGCAGAAGTCTCTATATGTTCAGCAGCCCAGCTTACGGGCAGGAGTTTTTATGGTTCATCAACATTACGGAACGCAGACCGTTAATCGAGGTGCGGTCATGCCAGGAATGCTGGTCAAACACAAAGATGGTACCTGGACTGCATCAGCTAATTTACGCGGACGGCTATATCTGCATCGCGGCATCGAGCGCACTTATACCCGTGATTTGCTCGTGGAAGTTTTTCTCGACGGACGCGGTAACGGCCTGAATCACTAATCCCCTTTCCTGTTTTCCTAATCAGCCTGGCATTTCGCGGGCGATATTTTCACAGCCATTTTCAGGAGTTCAGCCATGAACGCTTATTACATTCAGGATCGTCTTGAGGCTCAGAGCTGGGCGCGTCACTACCAGCAGATCGCCCGTGAAGAGAAAGAGGCAGAACTGGCAGACGACATGGAAAAAGGTCTGCCCCAGCACCTGTTTGAATCACTCTGCATCGATCATTTGCAACGTCACGGGGCCAGCAAAAAAGCCATTACCCGTGCGTTTGATGACGATGTTGAGTTTCAGGAGCGCATGGCAGAACACATCCGGTACATGGTTGAAACCATTGCTCACCACCAGGTTGATATTGATTCAGAGGTATAAAACGGATGAGTACAGCACTCGCAACGCTGGCTGGGAAGCTGGCTGAACGTGTCGGCATGGATTCTGTCGACCCACAGGAACTGATCACCACTCTTCGCCAGACAGCATTTAAAGGCGATGCCAGCGATGCGCAGTTCATCGCATTGCTGATCGTCGCCAACCAATACGGCCTTAATCCGTGGACGAAAGAAATTTACGCCTTCCCTGATAAGCAGAACGGCATCGTTCCGGTGGTGGGCGTTGATGGCTGGTCCCGCATCATCAATGAAAACCAGCAGTTTGATGGCATGGACTTTGAGCAGGACAATGAATCCTGTACATGCCGGATTTACCGCAAGGACCGTAATCATCCGATCTGCGTTACCGAGTGGATGGATGAATGCCGACGCGAACCATTCAAAACCCGCGAAGGCAGAGAAATCACCGGCCCGTGGCAGTCGCATCCCAAACGGATGTTACGGCATAAAGCCATGATTCAGTGTGCCCGCCTGGCCTTCGGATTTGCTGGTATCTATGACAAGGATGAAGCCGAGCGCATTGTCGAAAATACCGCATACACTGCAGAACGCCAGCCGGAACGCGACATCACTCCGGTTAACGATGAAACCATGCAGGAGATTAACACTCTGCTGATTGCCCTGGACAAAACATGGGATGACGACTTATTGCCGCTCTGTTCCCAGATATTTCGCCGCGACATTCGCGCATCGTCAGAACTGACACAGGCCGAAGCAGTGAAAGCTCTTGGATTCCTGAAACAGAAAGCCACTGAGCAGAAGGTGGCAGCATGACACCGGACATTATCCTGCAGCGTACCGGGATCGACGTGAGAGCTGTCGAACAGGGGGATGATGCATGGCACAAATTACGGCTCGGCGTCATCACCGCTTCAGAAGTTCACAACGTGATAGCAAAGCCCCGCTCAGGAAAGAAGTGGCCTGACATGAAAATGTCCTACTTCCACACCCTGCTGGCTGAGGTTTGCACCGGTGTGGCTCCGGAAGTTAATGCTAAGGCGCTGGCGTGGGGAAAACAGTACGAGAACGACGCCAGAACCCTGTTTGAATTCACTTCCGGCGTGAATGTTACTGAATCCCCGATCATCTATCGCGACGAAAGTATGCGCACCGCCTGCTCTCCCGATGGTTTATGCAGTGACGGCAATGGCCTTGAGCTGAAATGCCCGTTTACCTCCCGGGATTTCATGAAGTTCCGGCTCGGTGGTTTCGAGGCCATAAAGTCGGCTTACATGGCCCAGGTGCAGTACAGCATGTGGGTGACACGAAAAGATGCCTGGTACTTTGCCAACTATGACCCACGAATGAAGCGTGAAGGCCTGCATTATGTCGTGGTTGAGCGGGATGAAAATTACATGGCGAGTTTTGACGAGATGGTGCCGGAGTTCATCGAAAAAATGGACGAGGCACTGGCTGAAATTGGTTTTGTATTTGGGGAGCAATGGCGATGAAGCATCCTCACGATAATATCCGGGTAGGCGCGATCACTTTCGTCTACTCCGTTACAAAGCGAGGCTGGGTATTTCCCGGCCTTTCTGTTACCCGAAATCCCCTGAAAGCACAGCGGCTGGCTGAGGAGATAAATAATAAACGGGGAGCTGTATGCACAAAGCATCTCCTGTTGAGTTAAGAACGAGCATTGAGATGGCACATAGCCTCGCTCAAATTGGAGTCAGGTTTGTGCCAATACCAGTAGAAACAGACGAAGAATTTCATACGTTAGCCGCATCCCTTTCACAAAAGCTGGAAATGATGGTGGCGAAAGCAGAAGCAGATGAGAGAGACCAGGTATGACAACCACTGAATGCATTTTTCTGGCAGCGGGCTTCATATTCTGTGTGCTTATGCTTGCCGACATGGGACTTGTTCAATGACACATCAGCAGGAAAACGCCCTTCGCAGTATTGCCCGTCAGGCTAATTCTGAAATCAAAAAAGCCAGACAGCAGTTTCCGGATAAAAACGTCGATGACATTTGCCGTAGCGTACTGAAGAAGCACCGCGAAACGGTAACGCTGATGGGATTCACACCGACTCACTTAAGTCTGGCAATCGGTATGTTAAACGGCGTCTTTGAGGAACGGTGAACATGAAAAGCAAAATCATCAGGGAGCTACAGGCTCCTTTTTTATTGTTCGCATTCACCCTCAAGCGTATTAACCAACAATTCAGGGATTAATGGAAGATGGCAGACATCATTGATTCAGCATCAGAAATTGAAGAATTACAGCGCAACACAGCAATAAAAATGCACCGCCTGAACCACCAGGCTATATCTGCCACTCATTGTTGTGAGTGTGGCGATCCGATAGATGAACTAAGACGTCTGGCCGTTCAGGGTTGTCGGACTTGTGCAAGTTGCCAGGATGAGATCGAACTTAAGAACAAACAATGGGGATTGTGATGGCCTCAAAGCAGCAAATTTCAACATCGTCCAACTGAGGTGTAAAAATGTTCAGAATCATTTTTCCTAACACCTGGTACGTCGACCACCACGGCACTCCCTGCAAAATCCTGCGTTCCACTCACAACAAAGTTCACTACATCCGAAAAGGCAGAACATGTATCGCCAGCATGTTCCGCTTTAATCATGACTTTGAACCTGTGAGTAAAGTGGAATCAGAGCGGATAGCCGAAGAGATCGATACAGCAGAACACATTAAGAAGTTACGTGCCATACGCAGGAAATAGAAAAATTGATAAATTCAATACTGCATTTCTCAGCATTAAATTTATCTCTATGACCAGTCAAGAGATGTACCTGCCATGAGCTTAATATCATGTCAGATATATCGGTCACAAACTCCCTCAGCAGCTAAGAGGAGGACAAATGTCTCGACTAATCACTTTACAGGACTGGGCTAAAGAAGAATTTGGGGACTTAGCACCAAGTGAGCGAGTTCTGAAAAAATACGCGCAAGGGAAAATGATGGCCCCACCCGCTATAAAAGTTGGTCGCTACTGGATGATTGACCGAAATTCCCGTTTTGTAGGAACGCTTGCAGAACCGCAACTCCCAATAAACGCAAACCCAAAACTCCAACGGATAATCGCTGATGGCTGCTAGACCCCGATCTCACAAAATCTCTATACCCAATTTATATTGCAAATTAGATAAGCGAACCGGAAAGGTATATTGGCAATACAAACATCCACTATCCGGTCGTTTTCATAGCTTAGGAACTGATGAGAATGAAGCAAAACAAGTTGCTACTGAAGCAAATACCATTATTGCTGAACAACGTACCCGACAAATATTAAGCGTCAATGAGCGTCTGGAAAGAATGAAAGGCAGGCGCTCAGACATTACGGTGACAGAATGGCTTGATAAATATATTTCTATCCAGGAGGACAGGCTGCAACATAATGAACTAAGACCCAACTCCTATCGGCAAAAAGGCAAACCCATTCGTCTTTTCCGTGAGCATTGTGGAATGCAACACCTCAAGGATATTACCGCACTTGATATTGCCGAAATAATTGATGCTGTAAAGGCTGAAGGTCATAACAGGATGGCGCAAGTCGTGAGAATGGTGTTGATCGACGTCTTCAAAGAAGCACAACACGCAGGACATGTTCCGCCAGGATTTAACCCAGCGCAGGCAACAAAACAACCGCGAAATCGAGTAAACCGCCAAAGATTGTCACTGCCCGAATGGCAGGCAATATTTGAAAGCGTAAGCAGACGGCAGCCCTATTTAAAATGCGGCATGCTACTTGCTCTTGTTACTGGACAACGTTTAGGTGATATCTGCAATTTCAAATTCTCTGATATCTGGGACGACATGTTGCACATTACTCAGGAAAAAACCGGTTCAAAACTTGCTATTCCGCTTAACCTGAAATGCGATGCTCTGAATATTACCCTTCGTGAAGTTATATCTCAGTGCAGGGATGCTGTTGTTAGTAAATATCTGGTCCATTACCGTCACACTACCTCTCAAGCAAACAGAGGAGACCAGGTTTCTGCAAATACTCTGACAACGGCTTTTAAAAAGGCCAGGGAAAAATGTGGCATAAAATGGGAGCAAGGAACTGCGCCCACATTTCATGAGCAGCGATCTCTCTCAGAACGGTTATATCGGGAACAGGGTCTGGATACGCAAAAGTTGTTAGGCCATAAATCCAGAAAAATGACCGACCGATACAATGATGATCGTGGTAAAGACTGGATTATCGTAGATATCAAAACAGCATAG